ACCAGCGCGAAGGCCTGGACATCACGGCGACTGACAAGTCGGTCAGCGCGGGCATCCAGGAGGTCTATGACCGGCTTTCAACGGGCAGGCTGAAGATTTTCTCGACCTGCACCAGGCTGATCGAAGAGATGCGACTGTACCGGCGAGATGAGAAGGGCAAGGTGGTCAAGGCGAACGACCATCATTGTGACGCGCTCCGCTATCTATGTCGTTCAGGCCTCGAGCGCGCCCGCGTCTCGGCGCCTGAGCGACAGATTTCAATCCCGTCCGAGGACTTCGGACTGTAACCGCGCTGCGGCGCATTTGATGGAGCAATGGAAATGGCTGGAACTACCGTATCGCGCATCAATCAGTACCTGTCTGGCGCCTTCGGCGGGCGTGCTCGCACGGCGCTGCAAGCCCTGTTCACCGACATCTCGAACGAGCCGGTCAACGTCACGGCGGCGACCTTCACGGTCACGCCGGAGCATGCGAATCGGGTCATCACGCTGAACCGCGCCGCTGGCATCGCGATCATCCTACCGCCGGCACTTGGCACTGGCGCGAAGTACGACTTCTACGTCGGCACCACGTTCACCGGCAACTGCACCATCGACACCGTTGGCAGCGACGTCATGCAGGGCTTGGCGGTCTTCAACGCCGACAGCACGGGTGACGTGACGTACACGTTCCCGACGACCAGCAGCACGGACACGATCACGATGTACACCGCAGCCAACAACACCACTGGCGGCATCGTTGGTGCGATGGTCCAGCTTCGAGACGTCGCGCCGGGTGTCTTCTCGGTGCTGTACTTCTCCGAGGCCGGCGGCACTGAAGTAACCCCGTTCAGCTAATGATGAACGACTTCCCCGCGATGACGATGCTTGATCCGGTCGCCATCGCGGCGGCTGCCGAGCAAAAGTTGAAGGAAGAGAAGCGGGCGCAGTACATCGCGTCCGATCTTCAGAGCGACTTCGACGAACTGGTTCGCAAGTGGCAGCCGATCCATCGGCGCATGGCGGATGACGAGCGCAGATTCAACGACGCCACTGAGGTTGCATCGGCGACGAAGAACCACGGCGCTGATGGCGACGGCGGAAACCGCGAATCGCCGACGCTGGCGATCACGTTCAGCCGCACGATCATCACCGCAGCGCGTCGCGCTGACATGCTGTTCCCGCACAACGACAACCCGTGGAACGTCGAGCCGGATGACGTGCCGCACATTCCAGAGCAGGACATCCCTGTTCCGCCTGGGCAAGAGCCACTGAGCGACGAAGAGGTTTCAATCGTCTGCAAGGCTCGCGCCGAGAACATGCAGAAGGCAATCAGTTCCCAGTTCGCCGAGACGCGCTTCGAGCAGAAGGCGCGCCGGATGCTGGAGGATTCGAGCCGAGTTGGATGGGGCGTGCTGAAAGGCCCGTCGATGGGCGTCAAGAAGCGCCGCACGCACAAGGGCGCGCTGGCTGATAGCGGCACCGACATGACTCTGGTCGCGATGACCGAGATCATTGAAGAGCCGAGGCCGGAGGTTGAGTACGTCAACCCGTGGCACTTCGTATCCGACCTGGCGCCGACGATTGAGGAGGCCGAGAAGGCTTTCCAGATTCGCCTGATGACCGAGACGGACATCCGCCGGCTGTCGCAGATGCCGGGGTTCGACAAGGCTGCGCTGGCTCGCCTGCTGAAGACCAAGCCGGTCGACATCAGTTCGTCGCCGATCTTGGGTTCTTATGCGATCCGCAACCAGACGCTCGGCCTGAGCGAGAACCTGCGCGAGTGCTACGTCGTGCTGGAGTACAACGGGCCGATCCGCAAGAAGTGGGCGGAAGAGATTGAGCGCGAGATGGAGGATGGGTCGGCATCGACCGTGTTCCGTTGCGGCTGCCTGTCCGCGCGCAAGGATGAGTTCGGCGAGTCGGTCCCGTTCGAGTGGGAGGATGACGGCTCGCCATTGCCGATGGTGCAGATTTACTTCTGCCAGGGCGAGGTCTTGAAGTTCCGCGAGTCGCCGCTCGAAAACGACTCGCGCCTGCCGTACTACGTCGACACTTGCCACCGCATCGACGACACGTTTGCTGGCGGCGGCATCCCGTACCTGCTGCGCTCGATTGACCGGGCGATTCAGGCGAGTTGGCAGATGGGACTGCACAACGCATCGATGTCGTCTGGGCCGCAGATATTCATGCGCAAGGGCGCGGTCACGCCGGCAGACGGCAAGGCGCGCACGAAGGGTCCGAAGGTCTGGTGGGTCGACAGCAAAGAGCAGCGCCTCGACGACATCGTGAAAGAGATCATCACGACGAACAACGCCGCGCAGTTCATGCAGTTGCTGGACAAGGCGATGATGCTCGCCGACGAGATCATCAACCTGCCGCTGATCGCTCAGGGCAAGCAGGCGGAAGAGACGGCGCAGGGTCAAGCCGTCCGCATGAACACGAACAACATCTTCCAGAAGCGCATGGCGATGGGCACCGACGACAACGTGCTCTGTCCTTTGGGCGAACGGATGATCGAGTGGAACCTGACCTACGGCGATCCGAAGAAGCTCGGTGGCGACTTCAAGTGGGTCAGCCGGGTCAATGGTCTGTTGGTCAAGGACATGCAGACGCAGCGATTGCAGGCCGCGACGATGATGGCGCAGCAGCCGCAGTTCGCGCCGTACGTCGACAACTACACGCTGCTGAAGCGCAACTTCGAGATTCTGGAAGTGCCGACCGATGGCGTCGTGCTGCCTGAGCCTGAAGCCCGAGCCAAGGAACAGGCGATGCAGCAGCAGCAGGCCGATCCGATGATGGCGCTGAAGGAGCAGGAAGTTGCTCTCAAGGGCCATAAGATCGAGTCCGACAACCAGATCGCTCAGGCCAAGTTGCAGATCGCGCAGGAAGACATGATCGCCAAGCAGAACATCGCGAAGATGAATGTCGAGCAGGCGTATGCCGAGCTGGCGCTGCAAGAAGACCTGACGCTGAAAGAGATCGAGATGGGCATCCTCAAGGCTCGCGAAGCCTCGTCGCTCAAGCAGCAGGACATGGGCGTCAAGGCCCGCGTCGAGGCCGAAAAGCTCGCAGCGAAGGAGCGCGCCGATCAGCTTGAGATCGTCGCCGAGCGCAACAGGACGCCGGGTCCGATCCTGGCATGACCGAGTTCAACCAATTCAGTCCCGAATGGCTCGCCGTTCGGGAGTACGCGGCTGCGCGCGTTGCAGAACTGACGCTCTCATTGCGGGAGCGACAGTCGGAGCAGAGCACGCAGGACACAAGGGTCCAGATCGAGACGCTGATCGAACTTGTGCGGCACTTCTCGCCGTCCGAGATCGAGAAGCTTGACGAGGGCATCGACTTCAACCTGTGAGGCAAGACATGACTGGCGAAGAGCGCAATCCGACGAATGCGCAAGACGACGAAGCAGAGTTTGCGGCATTCCTGAAGGCAGCCGAAGAGGCGCCGGAACCGAAGGCCGAAGCACCGCAGCAGGAAGAAGCGCAAGAGGCGCCGAAGCAGGAGGCGCAGACGCAGGCGCAAGAGTCCGAGGACGATTGGTTATCAAAAGTCCCGGACGACGTGCGCGAGCGTGTGCGTCAGGAGATCGAACAGCGCGAGAAGGCTGCGCGCGACTTCGAGAACCGCTGGAAGGCGCAGTCGGGGCAACTGGCTCCGACGCAGAAGAAAGTGGCCGAACTGGAGCGACAACTCCGCGAGGTCAACCAGCGGCAGGCACAGGAAAAGCCTGCCGGAATGAGCGAGTCCGCATGGTCCCGTTACAAGCGGGAGTTCGCCGAGGAATCGCAAGCCATCGAAGAGCTTGTGAATCCGCTGCGCGAGCAACTGAAGACGGCCACGGAACAGCTCGAAGAGTGGCGGCAAGAGCGCGAGTTCTCCGAAGCGACGCGGGAGCTTGCGAAGCAGCACCCTGACTGGCAGCAATTCGACGACGACCCGGTGTTCGGGCAGTGGTTCGATGCGCAGCCGGATCAGATCAAGCGGATGTTCCCAGACGGTCAGCGCGCACATCCATCGGACGTGGCCTGGCTCCTGTCGGAGTTCAAGCGTGCCGAGCAGGTCGCGATGATCCTGGAACAGCAGCAGCAACAACCCGCCGCCACTTCAAGCCCGAAGGCTGCCGCCGTCGTGGCTCGTCGCGAACAGCAGAAACGAGATCCCGTTGTCGGAATCCGCACAGGACAATCGGCGCCCGCTGGGCGCAGGAATGCCACTGGCTCATATCCCGGCGAGGACGAGTTCGCTGCCTTTTTGGAAGCAAACCCACCCTAACCTGAGGTAAGCCATCATGGCCATTCGCAGTTACGATTTCTCGGTGTCGGGCAACGCCCAACACCAGGCAATGAAGGAGTTCCTTTGGACTCCGAACGCCCACGTCTACCTGGATCAGGTGTTCCAGCAGCAGTCGATTGACCGCCGCTCGGGCGCTGCCGTCCTGTTCCGCCGCATCGTGCCGATGCCCGTTGCCTCGACTCCGAGCGGCGTGGCTGAAGGCGTGTCGCCGGCCTCGCAGAGCTTCACCAGCGAGGACTACACGGGCACCGTGACCCGCTATGCCGAAATCTACGAGGTCAGTCGTTACAACTACGACCTGTCCCCGTTCGATGAGGCTGGCGAAGGCGCGAAGCAGCTTCGCATCAAGGTCGACCGCACCCGCGAGCGCATCCGCTACAACGCGGCCCGCGCTGGCTCCGGCGTGCTGTACAACAGCTCGTCGATCAGCACTCGCGCCACGGTCAATGGCGTCATCACGCTGGGTCGTATCCAGCGCGCCATCGCGGAACTGCGCAGCAATCGCGCGGAGCCGTTCACCGAAGTTGATCACGGCAGCACCAAGGTTGGCTCGACTCCGGTCGAACCGTGTTACCTCGGCTTCTGCTCGACCGACCTCGAACCGGACCTGCGCAACATCCCCGGCTTCACCGTCACGGCGAACACCAGTGGCGCGAAGTTCAGGGGCGAATTTGGGGTGGTCCAAAATCTGAGGATCATCACCAACGCGGACTATGTTCCGGTTCCCGACATCGGCGTCGCCATCGGCTCGACGGGCTTCCGTTCGACCACCGGCACGCTGATCGACGTCTACCCGATCATCATCGCCGCCAAAGGCTCGCTGTCCGGTGTGACGCTGCGCGGCTCCAGCAGCACCGGCATGGGCAACGGCAAGGTGTCGATCAACGACAAGCCGGACAAGGCCGATCCGACCAACGAGCGCGTCCTGATGAGCGCCGACTGGTACGACCTGTGCCTGGTCACCGGCAACTCGTACCTGCGTCGCATCGAAGTCGCGTGCACCGCGAACCCGACCTGACCCAATGGGGCCGGGTAACTCCGGCCCCGACTTCTGAGGAAACGAAAAATGGCACAGTCAATCTGGTACAGCGACCAGTTCACCGATACTGGTCACGATGATGGCGACAACCCCATCGTCGAGTTCAAGGGTCCGAGTCAGGCGATCCGGGGGCAGTTGGTTCCGTTCTTCGCCACGATCTCGGCAGTGGTTCCGGTCACGGGCAGCAAGTGGCGATTCATCAAGGTGCCGAAGAGCGCTCGGATGCACAGCCTGAACTGGACGAACTCCAAGACCGGCACCGTGACGGATGCGCCGGGGACGCTCGGCTGGGAAACCACTGCGGTTTCGCAGTTCGACACGGACGTCGCGTTCGAGACGGCAGCCACCACGTCTGCCACGCCGACCGATCTGGTCGCTGATGTGGTCACGTCGGCAGAGGACTATCTGAGCGTGGTCTTCGGAACCATCGACGGAACGGGCAGCGTGACCGCAACCGTGTGGGGCGCCTGGTTCATCCCGTAACCCCAGCAACACCGCAGCAAACAGGGGCGCCTTCGGGCGCCCTTTTCTTTTCCACGATACGAGAGAACCATGAACGAGCCGATTCGATCACTGGTAGACGCAGCCAACGACGACTTCGACGGAGCGACTTCCGACGAACTCACGTTCTACTGCGAGCAACTGCACATCCCGGTCCGCAGCAACAGCACCGACGCATGGAAGCTCACCCGACTGCGCGAGGCGATCTCGGTCGGCGCGCACACGGGCACCATCGAGAGCAAGGTCGCAGCGCCGCGCAACATCCAGCAGAAGCAACTGAACCTGAAGCCGGTGGGCCGATGGGAAGGGCGCCGCCGCCGTATCAACATCCACGAATCCGAGCATGACGTTCGGTCGTCGTGGAAAGAGATCAGTTGGGACCAGAACACGATTTTGGTTCACACGGGCATGGACGTCTCCATCCCGTATCCGCACTACGAGATTCTGAAGAACGCGGTGCATGAGCATGTGCGCCGCGACCAGACGGTCGGAGCCAACGGGCAGATCGTCATCACCGAGTCGATCAAGCACATCCAGACGATGCCGTTCGCTGACCTGGGTGACGATCCCGAAACGGCGCACTTGCCGCGTTCGTGGATCGAGCGCCAGCAGAAGGACTGCCGCGACAAGAACTACTACAAGGGCGCCAAGCGCGAGCACCTGACCCGCCTCTACAACGAGATGGTCGACGGCAGCGTGGCGCGCGAAGTCATCCACGAGTGGTCCGACGAGGAAGTGCGCGAGCAGGTCATCAACAAGCTCGGACTGTACGAAGAAGTGCAGGCGACCGACTTCTACCTGGATAACGCCGCGTGAACTTCCTCGCGCTCTGCCAGCACGTCCATCGACTGATCCGACCCGGCCCCGACCTGCCAGGCACTGTGCCTACGGCGACGACGGGCCAGACGGGCATCCTCGACGAGATCGTGTATTGGGTCCGCAATGCGTGGCTCGACATTCAGGCAGAGCAACATGCGTGGAAGTGGATGGTTGTCCCGTGCTCGCTGTCGGTCACTTCGAGCACGCGCACCTATGCCGTGTCTGCGCT